TTCATGAGTAGCATCTGCAGCTATAGTTTTTTTATTATAAAAATAATCTACATTATCAGAATTAATTTTAATTGTAACTACAGCATCTCCTGCACCTTCATTATAAACATGAATAGATTTTACTAAAGCTCTAGAATTACCTGGAACTGTATACACATCTTTTTGAGTGTTAGTTATTAAATCGTCATTTATTTTTTTATATATATTAGCCATTAAACCAGGTAAACCTCTCTGAGTTTTCTTTTAATTGAGTTAAGTATGTAGAGTTTAACTGTTCAATAATATTAGTTAATGCTCTGTTAATTTGTCGTTGATTATCCTCTGTATATTGTTTTTTAGGTTCTGGTAATCTTACTACAATTTTTGTCATTATCTTCTTCCGTCCGGTTGAAGGTCAGCTTGGAACGTTCCGAATCTCCATGATTGACCACTGCCTAAATTTTGTATTTTTATAGCTGCATATCTTCCTCTGGCTCTAGTATCTATCTTAGTTGTAGTTGAGTTAATTGTAAAGGGACTTAATGTAGTATTAGTATTGGGGTCTGCAGGATAATCGGCTACAGAAATTGTAACACTAACGTTTCCTATTAAATTTTTAAAGTTAGGTAAGAATCTTCTCATAGCTAAAAAGTATTCTCCTACTCCTAAGTCTGTTTGCAAAGCAAAATCAAAAGATTCTATTAGAGAAGTTAGAGTAGTTGTAGTACCATCAGGATTTACTTGATCTGTACCTACTTCTTGTTCAAAGAATACACTTTGACCTAAACCTGTTTGACCTACCACAGCTGGGAAAGTACCACTAGCTGAACTATTATAAGCTGTTGCATAAGGTTGAGGGTATACTAAAGAATCAACCCAAGTAGTTCTTATTGCATTAGAGTTAACTCCTGTGTACCAGTTACCCATAGGAACTTGAGCATTATTTTCTCCATAGTTATAAACTACGTATCTGTTATTAAATGCAGATCCTGTTGTTGGATACCACCAAGTTACTTCAGTAAATAAATTATTAATACCTGCATTTACTTGTTGACCTTTAGTTGTAGCAAAGTCATCGTAAACATAATCTTCAACACTACAGGCTAGTGTATTAACAGTACCATCAAAAGAAAAGAAACCATTGTTAGACATCCAGTAAGCTACACCATCGATTTCGACAGCTGCATTCTTACCAATTAATCCACAGTTAGTACCTACTTGCTCAAAACCAAATGTAAATGGAGCTCCAACAAATTTCATTGTGTACAATGCGTTGTCTGTCCATACCAAAATGTTTTCTTTAGCTTTAAGAGATCCTACAATTTTAGTTCCATCTTGTAATCTAAAAGTACCTGCTGTGTTAGTTGCTAACACATCATAAACATTTATTTGTTCATTAACCGAAAACCTAATAAACATATCATCTTGTGTAGAGGGATTACCTATAGTTGTTTCTGTTCCAAAATGAATTAAGTGACGTGTAGTTGGAGAAATTAAAGTATCTCTAGTTGCTGTTGGGTTAGCAGTAGTTGGAAAATTAGTTGTTACTGTAGATGCATGAGTAGATAGACGAGCCGCGATCCCTGCATTCCAGGTAAAAGTTTTTCCATTCGCTATAGTTGCAACAAGAACTTCACCAAAATTACTTAAAGACCACAGTCCAGGTTCAAGCGTAACGTTGGACGCGGAAACTGCTTCACCCCACTCTGTTCCATCAACTCCACCCCAATCTCCAACACCCCAACCATACCCATAAGTTTGTGCAGCAGGACCAACTTTTTCATAAGGTTGTATAGTTGCTGTAGAATTAGCAACTGTTGTTGTTGCGTTAGCAGGTAGAGTACAAGTAAATGTAGTTGTACTAGGTACTGAAATTACTTGAACTACTTTGTCTTCTAAACTTGCTGAGGGAATTCCTGTTGTACCGGGTACAAAAGTATCAAAGACAACCATGTCTCCTACAGATAAGTTATGGATAACTGTATTTCCTAGAGTATTTTTTGTAGTAACTGTTATGGTCGGAGAACCTGACGTAGCAGAAATAGTGGATAATGGAAATTGTATTTGTACACCTGCGTTAGTACTTTTAAAAGGAGTGATATCAAAAAACTGTCCTTCAAAATATATAATTAAAAACTTATCACTTCCCATTGCAACATATCTGTTGCCATCAATATCTACAAAAGCATGTAATTTTCTAGTAACTCCACATAAAGATCCTGTTGCTAATGATTGCCAACCACCTACTTTTTCTGGTAGTCCATATCTAAATCTAACATTGTCTGATTCTATCCAACGACCCACAGCACCAACTCTAGTGTCCTGTTTGTCTACTCCGGGAGCAAATTTAATTTGTTGAAGAGCCATATAATGCTCCTATTGGTTAGTTGATTTTAATAACCAACCTTTAGTGGCGTTGACAAATATAAATGTAGTACATTGATTGTTAACATTCATGACAAAGTCTGTAGCTGCGCCGTTAATATTAGAACCGTTTCTGTTTACTGTAACTGCATTAGTTGCAAAACCATTTGCACTAGAGCCATCCATAATTGTCACTTCATCAGTAATAGCAGGAGTAGCTGGTAAATTAATTACTACAGTATTTGTTTGAGTATTAACTTCTATTTGATCTCCATTAACTGAAGTGTAATTAGTTGTGTTAGCAGAATTAATAATTTTCATTCCTGGTTTACAAAAAGCAAGAACTGTATTTGTTCCATCTGATCTTACAATAATGTTAGCACCTTCAGGCATTGGTATTGGTGAAGAAGATCCTGCTGTTTTAATTAAAAGTATAAAATTAGCATTTGTTCTAGCTGTAGAATCTTTGATAATATAAGTTCTAGTTGCTGTACCACCTGTTGTAGCAGCAGGTATAATTAAACTAATACTAGCTGTCATTGTGCCAGTTAGTTCTAGAAATAAATTCTTACCGTTAGCTGTATCTGAACCATCGGCTAAACTTAAAGTAACGTCTGTACCACTTGTCATAGGAACAGTCACATAACCTGAAGCGGCTTGTTGTAAAATTTGTAAATTAGTATTGGTTATGGTTCCCCATTGACCAGCTTTCTCACCGGTTGTGATTAGTTCTAATGAGAGGTCGGTTGAATAAGTTGATGCCATAATTAAAAAGGTTCTATTGGTGTCCAGATCATATTTACTCCGGGTATTATATTGTTCCACGTAATTATTCCAGGTTCTACAGTGTTTAAACTTAAAGCTACAGAACTTGGTACAATTGTTGCTCCTCCGGTTACTATAACATTTGTTGTAAGTAACGTCAACTCGTTCTTTGTGACATTAGCACTAGCATCAACCTTAACTATAACGTTTTTTATTGCAAGAGTTAGTGGGTTTTTAGTAATACTAGTAGTAGCTCCACCACTAATAGTTAAAGTTCCTAGTCCTAAAGCGAATTGATTTTTGGTAACATCTTCAATAATTGAATCTGCTATAATGTTAACATTACCAATATTAATTTCTAATTGGTTTTTAGTTAATGTAACAGTTACTTGATCTTCGCCAGTAGTCGACCAAGGTTGCGCTGCGAATGAATCAAATCCAAACAGCATGGTTTAAAAAGCGTTGTTGGGAACGTTATTTGTACCGACTAGAGTTTGGCCGAAAGCCATGTAGATGTATGTATTTCCACTTGCATTCATAGCAACATCAGTACCTTTCATTTTAAAACCATTACTTAATAAATCATGATAACCCCAACCAGTTGCTTCTACTTCAGCAGTATTTGGTTTAAGAACTTTATCACTTTGGTTATAGCCAGGTCTTTTATTATCAATGATACCCCAGTTTGCTGTTGCACTTGTATTTTTTACCATAACAAAAGCTGGTTTAAATCCTGTGTAAATCATAGGTCCATCAGCATTTCCATTACCTATGTAGGATCCAAATTTTGAGTAGCCTTGTTTTTCTGCAAAACAGTAAGCAATTGTAGGTGCACCACTTGAATTTGATGATGTACCATTTCCTAAAGTAATAAGTGATGAAGTTGGTTCTGTATTATTTAACATTTCTGCACTTGCTCCACCTGCTGAAGTTTGGTCTAAATATAGTGTGTAAGTTGCACCTTTAGATTGATGATATACAACCCATGATGGTCCAGCAACAGAAAGACATTTAAAAATTATCATTGCAGGTTTAGAACCTAATCCATGACCAAAAGTTGCACCTGCTGAACCTGTACCTGTGTATTGAGATATAGAAAATCCTGCTGTCGTATTAACAGATGTATAAGTTGTGTTAATAGAACCATCAGTATTTGATGAACCTTGACTACCACCTGCCAACCAATTCCAAGCAACTTGTGTTTGACTAGCCATATTAGTTCCATTATCAGTTCCAACAGAAAACCCATCTGAACCAAAAGCTGTAAAACTATTAGTATAACTTGTTTCTGCTGCTGTAGTATCAGAAGCTAATTGTTTGTTAATACCTCTAACGACATCAGTTAGAACATGACGTTGAGCACTTGATCTAGTTTTTCCCCAAATCCAATCTGGTTTAAATCCTACACCTGTTATAGATTGGTTTGAACCAGTACCATTATAAAGTTTGGTGTTCATGTTAAGTGAACTCTTATTAATTGTTGTGTATGCCATTATAAATTTAATCCTTTTGTTGATAAAGCAGTATAGCCTGTTGGTACATCATATTCAAATATTCCATTACTACTTGCGTTAGTTCCTGCACTAGCTACTGCACTCGTTCCGAAGTATCCATTGCCGAAGTTATAATTAGTAACTGAACCATAGTATGCACTAGAACATATTGCTATATTAGGATAATCACTTGGAGTAAAAGACCACATAGCACCAGTTTTACTTGCACCAGATGTAGGAACTCCTACTGCTGAACCATTATTTAACCATGTACCATTAGCACCAATATAAATTGCTCCATTATCCATATCTATTGCAAACATTTTAATTCCTGTTGAACCTACTGAAGTTAGTCCAGTTAAATCTGATAAACCTGTTCCTAAATTACTTCTTTCAACTTTTCCTTGACAATCAAAATATAATTTTGGATAAAACCCAGCTGCTCCATTACCATCACCTTGTTGTATTACTTCTGCGTTAGGTACTATTCCATCTTGCGAATATTCACTACCAGAACCACTTTCATTAGAAGTTACTTTTACTTCATAATAATATTTACCACTTGTTCCTACTTGTAAAGTTGCAGGTCTATGAGAATTATTTGAACTTGATGTTCCTGTAATTGTATTATTACCATTTGAAAGAGTTGCATAACTTCCTATAAGAAGTGGATTTAATGTAGCAAAAACATTACTTGGACAATCTTCTGTTTTTGTAAGTGTACCACCAGCAACTGTAAAGTTATTACT